TAGTAACAAGTTCATTGATGAGATGAAAGCAGGCGATCCTGAGAAGCGTCGTTTGTGGGCTAAGGTATTGCAGCGCCGTTCTGAAATTGGTTATCCTTATATCCTATTCTCAGATAACGTAAACGATGGTCGTCCCCAAGTCTATAAAGACAAGGGCATGTGGGTATATGCTTCAAATATGTGTGCCGAGATTTCGTTGCCATCTTCACACGAGGAAACATTTACTTGCGTACTATCATCTCTTAATGTTTTGCACTGGGATGAAATCAAAGAAACAGACGCGATTGAAACATTAACAATGTTCCTTGATACAGTATGCGAAGAGTTTGTTCGTAAAACTGATGGCCAAACCTATATGAAACGCGCGCGTGATTTTGCTATGAAACACCGTGCTCTCGGCGCAGGCATCCTTGGTTGGCACTCACATCTGCAGTCTAAGATGATTTCATTTGAGTCAAAAGAAGCCGCACAGCTAAACCTCGAGATTGCTCAAACTATGCAAGAGAAATCATATGAAGCTTCGCGTGAAATGGCTAAAACATTAGGTGAACCAGAATTACTTGAAGGTTATGGTATGCGTAATACTACAACAATGGCAATTGCTCCTACAAAATCATCGAGCTTTATTCTTGGACAAGTATCACAATCTATTGAGGCTGAGTTCTCGAACGCCTATGTTAAAGACCTTGCTAAAATGAAAGTTAGTATTCGCAACCCTTACCTCATGGAATTGCTCGTAGCAAAAGGCCAAGATACTGTTGATGTGTGGGACTCAATCAAAAATCGTGACGGATCGGTTCAGCATCTTGAATTCTTAACAGAAGATGAACGTGCTGTATTTAAAACTTTCTCTGAAATTAATCCATATACTATTGTTGATCAAGCGGCCGCGCGACAGACATACATTGACCAATCGCAGAGTTTAAACTTAATGCTTGATCCAGACATGACTGTTAAAGAAATTAACCAATTGTATTTGTACGCGCATGGAAACGGTGTTAAGAGTTTGTATTATAGCTTTTCTATGTCTGCTGCTCAATCCTTAACTCGAAAACGTGTTATGTCTGATGATTGTGCTGCTTGCGAAGCATAAACTAAAATAACTGTTGACATTTGATTAGAATCAGTATATATTAGTAGTATATAATAAAAAAACTGAGGTTATGAGTAATGATGAAAACAATATTAGCTAGTTTAGCTATCGTAGCAACATCAGCATCGATTGCAAAGGCTACTGAATGCGGCAAAGAAGACGAAATCCACGCGCTTGCAATGAACATGTATCACGAAGCGCGTGGACAAGGATCGGAAGCAATGCAATTAGTTGGAGAGGTAACTCTAAACCGTGCTAACAATAAGAACTTTCCAAATACTATTTGCCAGGTTGTTTATCAAGCAAGGTTTGATAAACGGGGAAACCCGCGCCGACACAAGTGCCAGTTTTCATGGTTTTGCGACGGTCTTTCAGATAAACCTTATAATGCAAAATCATGGAAACTGGCCGAGGTTATCGCAACAGGCCTTGTAAATAAAACAATTTCGTTAATTGGAATTCAAGCTACACATTATCATGCAACTAGCGTGAAGCCGTATTGGTCGAAAAAATATACTAGACTCGGCCGACATGGAGATCACGTCTTTTATCAAATGGGCAAACGTCTATGATAAAATGGTATGATTGGGTATTTGCGCTTTTAATGTCAAATATAATTCTCAAAACTCTTATCATATGGTTATATTCTTCGAGTATTTTTGAGTCATTTTCTACAACTTTTATTTTCTTTTTTTTATTAGAGTTGTGGAATAAATATTATTGTAATCTTAGGTTAAAAATGGAAAGACTCTAGATACACTAATTTCATTTTTTGGAAAGCGAGTTAAGGAATGCCTATTTTTACACAAGAAGAATATCAAAAAATATTAAAAGAAAACCAAATATTAAAAGAAAATGTTGCTCAAGAAGTTGCTGAAAAATACACTGCATATAAAAGAATTACTGAGCTTAAACAGCAGAGCAAAAAGTAATTATAAACAAAGGAATATCCTAAATGTCTAAAGTACGAAATGATTACACAGTATTCGAAACCACTGATAGATATCACAATCCAAGATGGCAAGTACTAGAGGCTAGGGAAACTGTAATTAGCACCTGTAGAACACTAAGAGACGCAACAATTATGGCTGCTAAACTAAACCTTGACCCGTACGCTCTGGCCAGAGACACGGGTAGCATATAAAGGATAAATTTAATATGAAATATGTGATTGATATCGACGGCACAATCTGTAAGGAAGTAATACTTCCAGACAGCGGTGGGAAGAAAGATTACGCTAATCATATTCCAATGCCGGAACGTATTGCAAAAGTAAACGCATTATATGATGCTGGCCATACTATCAAATATATGACAGCACGTGGTTGTGTAAGTGGAGTTGATTATTATAATCTAACACACAATCAACTCGTAAACTGGGGTGCAAAGCATCACGAACTAAGCGTTGGCGAAAAAGAAAACTACGACATTTGGATTGATGATAAAGCATTTTGGAGTGAAAACTTCTTTCGTGAAACAGGAGAAACTTATGAATAAATATTTCAATATTGCCTTTTGGGGCTTGCTGATAGTAGCGTGTATACTATCTATTATGATACAAGAGAAGTCATCAAATAGGATCAGCTCCATGGAACAAAAAATTAACAGCATGCAGATTATGCTACAAGAGATGTCGGATGAATAAATTTATTGCGGAAAATTGGAACTTGATTATGGATCATAATCATAATCCATTAAGAAACATACCATCACTGCCAGTACGTCATATGATTATGCAGGTTCTTGCGTGGATGTGGGTGATTGTATTTACGATTGCATCTGGCACATGGGCATATGCTGGCCTCAACGCTATTGTACATACTGCATTGATTGCAGGCATTGTAATAACAGTTGCTATTTTTGAAACAGCTAAGCGCCAGCCAAAAGTATTTAATTTGCGAGGCAAAGGAGGCGAACATGAGTAAAGCAGATTATGATTAGACTGTTACAACGAGCGCTAGGCGGCAGTAGTTTGTCACTTGCAATTATATATACCATTGGACACATTATAATTGCTATAATATGTGTAAGCCTGATTACTGGTGCAAGTTTAGAATTAGCGGCTATTGATGCACTTGTTGAGCCAGTTATTAACGGATTTTGGTTTTATTTTCTACATAAGGCATGGATACATTTCAACAGGTAGATTTTCGGAGCAAAATAAATAATAAAATTGTTACATATTAAAAGGAAACGACATGAAAGAACAATTAATTAAAGCGGCACGTATGCATGCCGAAGGTGAACTCGAAAGAGCAAAAACTAATATTATGGTATACATGCACAACGCAACTGGTATAGGTGAGCATAGTGATATTGTAGAAGCTATTCAAGAAGAACTTGATAAAATGGCCGCTGCAGATGATCGCATGGAAATGCTAACAAAGTATTTTTCTTAAGAGCGGGATGTACATATAAAATACACTATTTTGGAGGTAAAAGACTTTGACTGAAGTATTAATGATCGATCCACCGAGTGGATGGAAATATGGATTTCCAAAACCACTACCTGAAGAATACCACACATTAGGTTTTAAATTTAAAATGTTTGAGTGGTTAGTAAATGAAGGTTATCCGCAATCAGAAATTGATGCTTGCGGATCCAATTTTTATTGTAGATATTATGAGACTGAAGATGAGTAAGATACAAGAAAAAATCACTGTGTATATGGATCAGATCCAAGCTGTTATGGAAAGCAACACACATCTCGAAGAAAACTCTCAAATTCATAGTCTGATGAGCAGCGTTTCGATTTACTTTGCACATATGTACGATGAAGATAAGGACTATTATCAAGCTGTCCAACATGCTTTGGAAGAAAAAAAAGATTGGAATCTTAAAAAGGATTGGAACAATGAGTAAATTTATTGCGGCGATGGATCACAGTGGTGGTTCTACTGGTGGTGTGCTAGAGCGCTACGGTCGTGAATACACAGAAAAAAATAAAATGGATAGAGTTCATGAAATGCGTTTGCGCATGGTAAACTCGCCGGATTTTAATGATAAAAACATTTGGGCTGCAATCCTTTATAAAGACACAGTTGACCGTGGAATGGTTAACTTATTACGTGAAAAAGGTATTGAAACTTTTTTAAAGATTGATAGTGGTTGTAAAGAAGATGGAACTCTTAAACAGTTTCCAGTGCACCAAATGTGTAGATCTGCTGCACAAACTTACGGAGCACCTATATTAGGCACTAAAATGCGAAGCATTATTAAAAGTGTTGATATGGTTGATGCAGTTCTTAAACAGCAGTTTGTACTAGCTCGAACTATTATGGAATACGAGTTGCTGCCTATCATTGAGCCCGAAGTTCCCATTGACCATCCAGATAAAGAATTAATTGAACAAGAGCTTTATGAGCGACTATGGGATTATTTAAATACGTTATCAGGCAAATGTGTACTTAAACTAACGCCTCCTGAAGTACCTAATACATATCATAACTTGATTGGTCATAATAACGTTAGAAAAATTGTGTTTCTGAGTGGTGGATACAGTACAGTAGAAGCGTGTAGCAGACTAAGTCTTAACGACAATGTAAGCGCTAGTTTTAGTAGAGCATTGAGTGAAAGCTTAAAAGCTGACCAAACTGACGACGAATTTAATTTAACTATGCTGAGCAATATTAAAATGATAACAGAAGCTTGTAAATAAAGGAAATAATATGATTAAACTTAAAAAGGCAATTTGGCTGGTACTTGGATTTCTTAGTCTCGGTATGGCATACATAGGAGTCATTGTTCCAGGAATTCCGTTTTCAATCTTCTTAGTATTCGCAGCGTATTGCTTTGCTAAAAGTTCTAAAAAAATGCACGATTGGATTTATAACCACAAATACTTTGGGCCGTTTCTAACTAATTGGACACAGAAGAGTGTATTCCCTACTAAGGGTAAATATGCAATGATCTTAGTTATGAGCAGTTCACTTGCATTTTTGTATTTCAGTACAGGAAACATTAAGGCAACACTTTGGAGCGGAAGCTTTATGGCACTAGTTGCTCTATGGGCCTGGCGCTACCCCGGAACTGTTGTTGAATGGGAAACTCGACAGGCTGCAGGTAAAAAAATAGGTTGGCTAAAATAAAAATGATTTAATTTCATTTTTTAGTTGACATTCTATTAAAAATCGGTTATACTGTATATACGATAAATAAAAAGGAATCGTATTATGGGAACTTTAATTGGATGTTCAGTATTTTTTGTACTGTTAGTGCTTGCCACCGCAATATATGAAACGTTTGATAATTAAGGCCATCTCCGAATAGAGATAGCCTTTTTTACATTAAATTCGGAGTAACTTACTTCGTCGTTCTGGTTTCCACCCAGGATGATATAATATTCTGTTTCTCCATCCGTGTAGGAAGTTATATAAAATCCGGCGTGCCCTTGCCACCCTTCTGTACCTCTCGAAAACACTACTATATCTCCACGGCGCGGCGACTTTACTTCTTCGCCCCAATTAAGAAAGCTTTTAGCTAATAAGGGATTATCATTAAACGCTTCAGACCCTGGTAAGTTTACTGTTTTGAGCGCCGCATTAACAAAAGCAGCACACCACTCATAGTTTACCGGATCTAAGTCTATAAAGGATCTTAATTTAGATCTGTTAGTGTTTTCGTTCATGCCAACATATGCGTCTGCGCTGTTTATTAATTTGTCGACTCTATTTGTTTTTTTATTCTGCTCAATCCAAGATCCGCAGCCAGCTAAAAAAGTTAAAATAAATAAAAATAGTATTTTCATATTTTAGGAGTATCCTTATGTATAGCGCTTTACTTCTTTTGTGTCTTAACAACACATCAGTAGAACCGAATAATTGTGTAATTATGCAGAGCAATGTATTGTACGCAAACGAAGCAGCATGCGCTGACTCGATAGCTAATTTTCTAAATAGTATACTGTTTACTTATTCTAATTATAAGTTAACAAAATTGGAATGCTACGAATGGATGCATCCTTCTGAACTTAAAATATAAATCACCAATGCAATATTTATCTATTTACAAATAACACAAAGCGTAATATAATAATCATATGTTAGAGCAATTTACAAAAAAAGATGCAGATGATTCTGTAAAATGGGGTTCTCCTGTTGAAATTGAAATACGTAGGCGTATTCATTTATCAGTTGCGGCCTACGCATATGAATATGAAAATGTTTCAATAATATCAGATGGCGAATACGATAGAAAATCTTTAGAAGTACAACCAAAATTAAAAACCGGCCACGCTCGAATGGATAGATTCTTTAAAAACAACTTTGACGCAAATACTGGGCAGTGGGTAAGGCATCATCCGGATCTTCTAAAAATTAAAAAAATATACAATGATTATTACAAGGGTTGAATATGTGGTCATCACAACAAGAACAAGCGCTTAAGGCAGTTGATAAATGGTTCTTCACTGAATCAAAAAAGAAACAAATTTTTCGTATTTTTGGATACGCGGGTACTGGAAAAACTACACTTGCAACTCATTTTGCGCAAAACATCGACGGGTTAGTTCTTTTCGCTGCCTTTACTGGCAAGGCTGCGCTTGTAATGAAAAAACGAGGTTGTGAGGGTGCAAGAACTATTCACAGCTTGATTTACATAGCAAAACAAAATAAAAAGACTGGAGATATTACCTGGAGAAAAAATAAAGATAGTTCTCTTAAAGACGCGTCCCTTCTTATAATTGATGAATGTTCTATGGTAGACGCTGATTTAGCAAACGACCTTTTATCTTTTGGCATACCTATCCTAGTTCTCGGCGATCCAGCACAGCTTCCTCCAGTTTCAGGCGCAGGGTTTTTTACAGAATCAAAGCCAGATATTATGTTAACAGAAATCCATCGACAGGCAAAGGATAATCCAATTGTCTACCTTGCTTCTGAAATTAGAGAAGGACGATATCCGAATCACGGAACCTACGGCGAATCAAGAATTGTTTCTAAAATTGCGTCGACCGACGCTTTAAATTCAAACCAAATTATAGTTGGGCGTAATGCTACACGCGATAATATGAATTCTAAAATGCGAAAACTTTTGAAAATGGGCGGTGAATATCCAATACAAAACGAAAAGCTTATATGTCTTCGCAACGATAAAGAGTTAGGAATATTTAACGGCGGGCTATTTAAAGTCGATAGAGCGATTGATACAAATCGCAAAAGCAATTTTTTACATATGAGTTTAGATCCTGAAGGTGACGCTGACGGAATGCCTGTTATGGTAAAGGTACATAAAAGCCAGTTCAGTGGAGAAATTGCAGTTCCAAATTGGAAATTATTAAAGGGAAGCCAACAATTCGATTTTGGTTACGCGATTACTTGTCATAAATCTCAAGGTTCACAGTGGGATAACGTATTAATATATGACGAATCGTGGTGCTTTCGTGATGATTGGCAACGTTGGTTGTATACCGCAATTACTCGAGCCTCTGAAAAGGTAACGTTAGTTAAAAATTAAAAATTGACATTACACGTTTCATATGATATAATTAGTATATAAACATTTAAAGGTATAATTACATGAATAATAAAGATTTTATTGTCGTAACCGCGATATCAACCCACAAAATGCGGTTCGTTATCCACAAAGACGAATTGCAAAAAATGAATGAAGATATTACCCTTACAGACGATATTGCGTTTGAGTGGGCAAAGGACTCAGTAACTATGAACGAAGTCAAAGAGTTTTCTCAAGAATGGTTAGGAGAAACTATCATCGACGTTGACGTTAAAACTGAAAGCGAAATGATAGAATTGTTTGATAGAGAAAACGATTATTTAAAAAGCTGGTCGTTAGAGCAAAAAATTAATTGGGTAAAAGATTGGAAGGAAAACAGCGATGACTACGATGCCTAATAAATTAACCATCTACGGAAAAGATAATTGCTATTGGTGCAAAGAAGCAAAATCTCTTGCTGAAAGATATTCTCTTAATTTCACATATAAAAATGTGGGAACTGTAGAAATTAGAAACGAAATGTTTGAATTAGTGCCTGACTCAAAAACAGTTCCACAGGTATTTTGGAACGGTCGGCATATTGGAGGATATAACGAATTTTCTACTGAAATTGAAGACACATTAGGCGCTAACGCTGGTCAGGGTTTATTTTAAATCGATGTAAGGAAAAAAAATGAATGCGTCACATTACGAAAATTACATTGTTGAAATTATGCGTGTTGAAAACTTTACACTTCTTCGGGCTTTGGAATTTGATTTTAACAAAAATGGTATCGACACAACTTCAGTGCTAAGCATGTGTGACTACCTTGAAAAAATGTTAGAAAACTTAGACAAAGTCAATTATTATATGCTTGTATATACAGAACAAGCACCAGATGTAAAACTAAAGGAAACTAAAAAAAGTAGTTGACATTCGTTTTAAAATAGTGTAGATTAGAATCATAATGTGAAACAAAAAGGAATCATTATGTACATCGCACAACTTGACATCTCATCCGAAAATACTGAAATCGAAGTTAAAGAATTCGCTAACGGCCTTGGTTGTACGGCAATACTCGTCCAGGAATTTGGTCCCGCAGGCGGCAACCCTTTATACATTTTTGAATCTAAAAATTATAACAACCTTGACGAACTCGTCCGACAAGTTATCGGTGACGCTGACGAAGAAACCATAAAAACCGTAATTATCGAGGCATCTAAATGACAACTGCACAATTAGAAATGAAAATACATAAACTCAATGATCGTCTTGATGATGTTGAAGAAAGACTTAAAAGAGTTGAAATACTCATTAAAGCGCTACAGCAGCCATCACCAACATATTGGCGGAAAAAACTAGCATGAGCATGCATATGATTCGTGGTGTACAAGTACACGGTAATTCTACAAAACGCAAAAAGTCTAATAAAAGCAAAAGCTTACTTAAAGCTGAGGCTGAGCATGCGGTGTTTCTAGCCCGTTTAGGGTACACTGGTAAAGGTAAAGGTTATCGCACGGATATACCTGATTACAGCACAGGGCCGCGTGTTACCTCTGACATTGTCGCTGCTAACGGAATAAAGAAAGAAACTATGAAATATACTGGCAATGAAATTGCTGGCATTGTTACGACACACAAATCAAATCTTATGCCAATTCGCAAAGACAATAAGACAGCTGCTATTGATGCTGCGCAGATGCGCCGTTGATGGATTTTGCGGTTCAACGCACGTGGGTAGTTTTTGCGGGAGACAGATTTTTAGGCTATGAATACGCAACTGCAAAAGAAGAAGCACTTGGCAAATCCATAAGAAAATTTGGCAATCCTGATATCTGGGATGTTGAAGAGTTTACATTAGAAAAAATCAAATGGGCGGAGGAAGACATATGAAGCCAAATGATAAATTTAAACTTACTGTGCGAGACGTTGAATTGATTGAACTTGCACTGCAAGGCAAAATATCTAGACGTGCTATGAGTGTATCTATGGATCCTAGCAGTGTATATGCAAAAGAATTGCAAGATGAAATTACAGAAATAAGAGATCTGTTAGGTCGAATTCATAATCAAAAAGTTTGGTATCGACCTAAAGACGGAAGGTTTTCCCCCGGGAGGAAAGCGAATGGCATGTAGAAAACACGGATATAGAGGCAAAAAAAAGTGCTACGCTTGCGAGCACGAAGCAGACATTCGTTCGAACAAGATTTGGGGATGGGTTATATTCATATTAATTTTTATATGGTTGTTTGGCTAAGGAGAGTAATAGGAAAGTAAATAGTAATGAATAAATATCTCGTATAACAACGAGGTATTTTTTTTATGTGGCATTATAAAGGTAATGAATTTACCTCAGAAATGATTGGCGAGTATATTGGCTTTGTTTATATCATCACAGATAAAAGTAATGATAAAAAATATATTGGTAAAAAGATTTTTAAATCCAAGAGAAGATTACCTCCCTTAAAAGGCAAGACTCGTAGGAGAACTAAAATTGTAGAGTCTGATTGGCAAAGGTATTATGGTTCAAGCGAAGAAGTAAAACTTGTGGTTGAAGAAAGAGGAGTGGATAACTTCTATCGTGAAATTATTCACCTATGCGATAAAAAAGGAGAAATGGGTTACCTTGAACTTTACGAACAAATAACGCGCCACGCTTTGTTAGACGATTCCTATTATAACGGTATCGTACAAGCAAAAATCCACAGATCGCATGTTAAAAATCTAAAGTGGCTAATTGAAAAATAATAGTTAAAGTAGTTGACATTCACGTTTAACTATGTTATATTGAATATAGAATCAAAGCATTATGGAGAAAAGCAAGATGCTCATTACAAGAAAAAGTGTTATTACTGGAATTGTTCGTACTCTAGATATTCCTGTTAATCCTGAAGATTACGCCGCATGGAAATCAGGTTTAGATAGTATTCAAGATGTTATGCCTTATCTTAATGATTCTGATAAAGAATATATTCTTTCTGGAATAACGACTAAAGAATGGGATAACGCATTTTCCGAAACAATCGACGATATTGTTTCCGATACAGTACTAAACAGAAATTTTGCGGTTTGATAGTTTTATTTAACGGACCGCCTCGGTCAGGTAAAGATGCCGCAGCTGATTTTTTTAAAAAACTCGGCTTTAAGCATCTTTCCTTTAAATACCAATTATACAAAGAAACCGCAAAATATTTTGGTTGTAATTATGAATGGTTCATGAACCGTTATGATAACCGTTCTGTAAAGGAAGTTCCGCATATGGATCTAGGTCATATGTCATGCCGTGAAGCAATGATATATGTATCAGAAAAAGTTATTAAGCCAAAGCACGGCTTAGATTATTTCGGTAAACAAGTTGCAAACGAAATTAATTTGAGCAAAGACTACGCCATTTCTGATGGCGGGTTTATTGACGAACTCGTGCCTGTTATAAATAGAATTGGTTCCGATAATTTTGTTTTGGTGCAACTTACTAGAGAAGGTTGCGATTATTCATCAGACTCGAGAAGATATTTTGATGGCGAATTGCATCATCAATATATAAATTCACACGAAACGCCAATTCAAAAAAAATATGTTTTACCACACAAATTTAATGTAAAAACATATAGAATTCATAACAACGGCGAACTCGGAGCTTTTCACAGCGTATTAAAAGATATTTACGAAAAGGAATACAATGAGCGAGCATCAGGCGAAGAAAAAATGTTCTGTTAAGTCTAGAATATTTTGCGAAAATCCATATGATTTAGAAACCATATTTGAATCATTATCAGTTGCTTCAGAACAAAATAAAGAACTTCTCTTTATAGACAAGTTCGTAGCTTATCTAAGATTAGATCCACAACTTGAAATTACAGAAATAAGCTATAAAATACTTAAAGATTTAAATCTTATAACCGAAGAAATGTAAACTACAGGAAATTATATTATGTACGATAGAAATGAAATTACCGAGTCTTTAAAGAAAGGCTCTTGTAAAATTGTCTTTACAAAAGTAAATGGCGATGAACGTGTAATGAACTGCACCCTTCACGAGTCTCTTCTTCCAGAACAGATTGACGTAGAAGAACATATTCAAAAGAAAAAACCAAATCAAGACGTTCTTGCAGTCTGGGACAGTGATGTTGGTGGATGGCGGTCGTTTCGCTGGGATTCAATTAAAGAATTTAGCGTAGATTTCTGGATAAATTAATGAGCTGCGTTTATAAGGGAAAAGTAATAGAAACAGATTTATCAAAAAATTCAAACGGCGGCAGTGAAATGATGAGGCAGCGCCTTGTTAAGAATGTAGATAAATCTTTACTTAAAAAATACGCGATACATTTATCGCGCCCACGTAAAATATACGACAATGTAAAAAACATACTTTATTGTCACGACCTTGCGATGGATCCAGAAAATAAAATCTTAAAAGATAACGGATGGGAAAAATTCGACCATTTCGTATTCGTTTCATATTGGCAACGCGATCAGTACATTTTAATATATGGCATACCATATTCTAGGTGCACAGTAATTCAAAACTCTATTGAATTAGAGTATTCGCCACTTCAAAAACAAACTGATAAAATTCGACTAATATATCATACAACACCACACCGAGGTCTTGAGCTTGTTTATCCAATCGTGGACGAACTATCAAAAGAATATGATAATATACACTTAGATGTATATTCTTCTTTTGGTGTATACGGCTGGGAACAGCGAGACGAACCATATAAAGAGCTATTTGATAAAATTAAAAATCACAGTCATATGGCGTATCACGGAGCAGTAAGTAACAGTACAGTTCTTGAAGCTTTGCGCGATTCTCATATATTTTTGTTTCCGTCTATTTGGCAAGAAACCTCGTGTATTGCTATGATTGAAGCCATACGGTCTGGCGTATTAGTAGTTCATCCAAGTTATGGGGCCCTTCAAGAAACTGCAGTGGACGCGACAATTATGTATGAATATACTGAAGTTGCGAACGATCATGCAAATATGGCGTTTTCCGTCGTAAAGAATTTATTAGCGGCTCAGAAAATTCAACCCGAGTTGTTTAACAACATGACAAATTCTGAGCGTTTTATCTTACCAAAGAATGGTATAAATAATTTTACAAACTCTTGGAATAACTTATTGAGGCGTTAAATGGGCGAACTTATAACCTTCCCAAAAATGAAATTAGACAGTCCTCCCCAGTCTCCAGCTGAATTAGCTGAAAAACTAGCTGAGTACAGGACTAGCTTTTCTGTTGATGTTGCTGAACAGTTGTGGGATTTAGTTCTCATTGAAATGGTGAGATCTGGGTGCAGATTTGAAGATAACACAGAAGAATATTTTCCTTCGATTATACTTTTGCTTGAAGCAATTAAATCGCTTCATCTTCACACAAGCAATATTCACCACCCACTCCAGGATTTTGCAAAAGATTTTGTTATTGAAGAAGATTTAGATAAAAAAACTGTTGACATTAATGAGATTATAGATTAATATAGATCTGTACAATACAGATATGAAAGAAACGATATAACATGGCTATTTTAATTGACTTTAACCAAGTAATGCTAGCGTCCCTATTTGCTAGCATCGGAAACCACCACAACATTGACGTTGATGAAAATCTACTACGTCACATGTTTCTTAACTCTATTCGATCAAATCGAAAAAAGTTTAATGAAGAATTTGGTGAAATTGTAATTTGCGCAGACGGACAAAAGTCGTGGCGGCGCGAAATATATCCATACTACAAAGCTGCGCGTAGGAAAACGCGTGAAGCATCAGAATTGGATTGGAACCATCTGTTCGGTATTATAAACAAAATTCGTTCCGAACTTAAAGACTATTTTCCATACAAAGTGATTCACATCGACCATTGCGAGGCTGATGACGTCATTGGTACAGTATTACACGACCATGGCACTGAAATGAACATCGGCGCAGAGCAATTCCTTGTCTTGTCTGGAGATAAAGATTATATTCAGTTACACAGATACGCAAATGTGAAGCAATACGACCCAGTTCGTAAAAAATGGATCCAAAATTCAAATCCTGATAAATACTTGACAGAACATATACTAAAAGGAGACGTTGGAGATGGCGTACCGAACATTCTCTCTGCAGATAATTGCATCGCAGTTGGAGAACGTCAAAAGCCAATGACAGCAAAAAGAATTGCAAGTTTTACTGAAAATCCAGACTCGATGGATCACCAAACAAAAGCTAACTTCGATCGTAATACTCTTATGATTGATCTTTCTTTAGTTCCTCAAAAATACCAAGACCAAATTCGTTCTGAATATGAAGTTGAAAAGGAATTTGGACGATCTAAACTATTCAATTATTTTGTAGAAAAAAAGTTGAAAAACCTCATTACTGACATACAGGATTTCTAATGTTACTATCACTATCTGAGATTATAAACAAAGCATGTAAAATGCAAACAAAAGAAGAAAAAGTTGAGTGGTTGCGTAAAAACGACACTGCCCCGTTGAGAACAATTCTTAAAAACACATACGATAAAAGTGTTGAATTTTTAATTCCTAGCGTTGCGCCACCCTGGAAAAAAAATGGTTACTTCGACGTTGAAGGAATGTTATTTAAAGAAGCCAGGCGGTTACGCATTTTTATAAAAGGTGGTGGATACGATAACCTAAATCAAGTTAAAAGAGAAAACCTTTTTATTAGCCTATTACAAGATGTTGATGATAAAGATGCAGATCTTTTGTGTACAATGATTGCTCAAAAACCTATTAAGGGATTAACAAAAGAAACCGTACTGCAAGCTTTTCCTAACTTAATTAAACTAGAAGAAAAAGAGAAATAAAAATGGCTAAGTCATTTAAAAAATTCAGAGAAGAATATGAAGACGAGTGGGCGGATGATAACGAAGATCATTATCGCAAGAAAAAGAAGATGAATATTCAACAACAGCGCCGTATTAAAGCGCAAGAAAAACTCTCTGTTTTTGAAGAAAATGAAAAAAAATAAAAATAATTGTTGACATTCGTTTCTAAATAGTTTATATTGATTGTATAAGGTAAAGAAAAAGGAATCAGTTATGAACATTGGAACAACAATTCGCAATCAAATCAAAGCAATTGATCCGTGGGCATTCGACGCCTGGGGAACAAAAGATATGATGGCAATTGAAGATGGTCTACAGTTTAAATCTTCCGGCATGTGTGGCTGGAAAGGTCTTGTTCAGGTCAAATATGACAGAGGACAAGACCTTTACAGTATCATTTTTGGTAAAATTCGCAAACTCGAATTTAAGGTTTCAAAAACAGTTGAAAGCGTATTTGCCGGAGATTTGGTTAAAATTATAGATAAGCAGGTACAATAATATGAACATGGAAAAAATAATGAGTAACGACAGATTGGATTTTCAAATTCTGCGCCAACTCGATCAAAAGAAAATGGAAAAAATAATGTTTAATGACATCGATCAAGTGCTTATCGACACTGAATTCACTACAGAAGACGATGATTTGCTTACGCGTTATCCAAACGCAATCGAGCAACTTGAAATTCTTAAATCTGATTTTCTTGGAATTAAATCAAATTAACTGTTGACATTTCCTATCAAACAGTTTAAATTAGTTGTATAAAGAGAATCAGAAAAACGAAAGACTACACTATGACAATTACATTCGCAAATAACACGCACCCCGGCTACGACAATGTAAAAGCTTTTAATATAGCTGCTGAGCAGCTAAGCCAATTTAATGTTGAAGATTCAACTTATGGTAATGATTCTTGCCCATCTATACTCGTATGGATTAACGAAGGTACTGAAACATATTTACAGCTTTTCATCGATTACAAAAATCCTGAATTGCGTGAAGAAGAAGAAATGCTTGAATTTTGTGTGACTCTCTACGAAGAAGGCGATATGCAGGAAACAGAAGATTTTGACAGCCTTGATTTGGCTATTGACCACATCACTGAAAAAACACTAAGTTTTATAAATTAACTATTGACATTTCATTTTAGATTTGTTATATTGATTCTATAAACAAAGGATTATAAAATGAAACTCTTCACTCAAACAATCGCCGACCAAATCCCTCAAGGTCTAGATCGGTACGACCAAATCTTCGCTGCTAAGAAACTTATCCTTGCAACAGATTCTCATATTCTAGCTACATGTAGAGAGACTCTCGAAGAAATTGAAGATATTATTTTTCTAAGGGAAGAGACTGAAGAAGAAGATCTTATTTTTCTAAATCAAATATAAAGGAATCACTATGTGGGAAGTTAGAGTTCAAATGAACAGAGTTAATCCAAACAGCCAAACTAATAGTCTGGAATGTGGTGCCGTTTACGTTGATACTCAGCAAGAAGCCGAAGAATGGTGGACTTGCAGAACTCAGCAACAGTGCGCTCAAAAGAGAGTTCACACTATGTGGAACCCTGAAGGTCAAGTTGTTAGAGTTCAAATGGCTTAAGAATAGGAAAACCACGGCTCTACGGAGACCTAATTATCGCTGAGTAAGACTCGGATTAACAACGTGGTCAACAACCAGAGGATCCTTTGGGATCAAGAAATAGGGAAGCTATTAATTTAGTTTCCCTATTTTTTATTTTTTAGTTGACATTCGTTTCTAAATAGTTTATATTAATTGTATAAGGTAACGAAAAAGGAATCAGTTATGGAATATACTTACAGTGACGACGCGTTTTCAGATCTTTTTAAAGACGTAAACGGTTACCGTCCACGCGGAGCTCTAATGGATGATTGGCGCGCCGTAACTGATCCTGATAAAAAGCAAGAACTTTGGGATGCTCTTTGTGATGAGCTGAAAGAAAACACTAAGCGCGAAAACGCATTCGCAGTTGCTCAGGTTGACCAGTTCAAAGCTGCTATAGAAACTTATATTACACTAGGCGCAGGTGATCGAACTACTGCTCTCCGCTGGATGACAGGTACTTGTACATTCTACACCGGCCAGTGTGTAGAGAGCTGGATTTGGGATAAAGGAATATTGTTCACAGATTATGGCAAAGCTCTCGTAACAGAGCTTTGCTCCATAGTAAAATATGAATAATTTGTTCTCAACAGGTAAAATTGCTCAGCTATTTTATTGACAAAATCATTAAAATAGTGTAGAATAAGTATATAAAGAGAATCAGAAAAAAACGAAAGACTACATCATGGCTTACAAAAATAACGTAATTCGCACTTCAGACGCTTACCAATTTACTATTAACACTAAAAATGATAAAATGTTAATTGCGCTGAAAAATGCTATTGCAAAACACAATTTCTACTGGCCCCATTGTTTCGACATTAATGAAAAAATAAATACTGAATTCTTACGTGTTTGTGTTAAACCGCGCGGTCCTCGTACTTCGTCTTCTTACCACACTTTGACTAAAGACGCAACACACTTTGATGTCTATGTACAGCGTCGTTATTGATCGTGGATAGAAACATTTTAGATTCGCTTGAAAAAATGCCACTTGATAAAGCTCGTAAAGAAGCAATTTGTTTGATTGATGTAAAGAAAACAAAACAAGTTGTTCTTAATCGTTTGAATTACGATATTTCAGTTGCTCGTAACTCTCAAGAAGTGATGCGTATTATGTGGGCAGTATATATGTCTGGTTCTGGTCATGGAACTCTTGGTTCATCTTGGAAAAAGCATTACAATAGCATGTAGGAAATGCAACTACCACGGAAACAAGAAGTGTTTTGCGTGTGAACGCGAGGCTGACGAAAGATCTAACAAATTATATTATGGATATCCTAAACTATGAAACTACCATTACAATTGCCTAAGCCACTTATTCTTGAATTAACCAATAATGAGATTGACCATATAGAGACTATGGCACAAGAAATGTTCGAATGCCCAAACCGTCGACGTGGTAGAAGTCATTCAACAGTATTATCTCATACGTATTCTGGCGTTATTCTTGAGTTTGCTTTAGTTAGGCAAGGTGGTGTTATGAACCCTGCCGTATTTGATCACACCAAACCAGAAACTCATAATTGGGATGCTGATTGGAGTGGTTGGAGAGGTGAAGTTAAAAACGTTCAAGATCCGGATCAGCTTCCAGAAAAATTTCAAAAGAAATGGCTAACTGTTCCTAACTATATGGGAAATAAACTTGCAAGAAATTTTAAGTTGTACCCTAATTGTGTTGACATTGTGATCTTTGGATGTTATAATAAACTATCTGAAAATACGTTTGATGTTCGATGGCGCGCAGTAGTACCTTTTGATACTATTCGCCAAAATCTTCGCCCTTGCCAAAAGCAGTTCTCTAATAACTGGACAACTGACCACACTGGTGTTGAACGTTTAAAGTTCTTTTATGATAAAAGCGGTGATAGCCGCGCTATATACAATGATGATCTTTAAGGAAATAAGTATATGAAATTTGATAATGGCAAACCACCGATTAATCTTGTTCCACCCGAGGTAATCGTTTCTGCTGCGAACGTGTTTGGTTTTGGTGCTGAAAAATATGGTGAAAACAACTGGCGCATGGATCTTGATAAGTTTCCATATTCGCGCCATTATGCTTCTATTATGCGACACCTCTTAGCATTTCATTCAGGTGAAGACATGGATCCTGAAAGCGGCCTGCCTCATACACACCATGCATTGACTCAAATGATGATCTTGGTTATGTGCGAAATGCAGGGTAACACTGAATTAACTGATGATAGATTTAAAGTAGAGGATGTATAATGCAAAATGTAAATGATATTCGCGAGTACTTTGTTGAAGAACTAAAAGCTGAACGCTTTACTACTGATAAAACTGGTGCTAAAACAATTGAAATGCTTGGCGCAACCTTTATTGCAGACGAACCAGCTATCTTTGGCACGCCAGTCCAATCTTATATTGATGCTGAGCTTGCTTGGTATGAATCTGGCTCTACTAACATTAATGATATACATGGCAAGGATAAAGCTCCGCCTGCCGCATGGCAATATGCCGCTGACGAATATGGAAACATCAATTCTAATTACGGCCATTTGGTGTTTTCTAGCAAATATCATACTCAATATCAAAATGCGTTTAATGAACTATGGAGAAATCCAGATAGCCGTCGTGCTCAAATGGT